ATCGGGAAATTCTCCCCCCACTTAAAATCGGAGCGACGTGAACCTCAAGGCCGTCAACAAGCTCCTGCGGAGCCGCCGCAAGGACGCCGACTGGTCGGACCGTCACGACGCGCTGGCCGCCATCGCCGTAACGCTCGCCCGCACCCTTGACGAGGGCGCCGGGACGGCCGTCGCATCTGTCAGCCGTGAGCTGCGGAGCGTCGTCGAGCTGCTGTCACAGACCGGAGAGTCCGATGCCTTCGACCGTCTTGCGGCCGAGCTGTCCGCCGCGGTGGAGTACCGAACGAGCTGACCGCCCGACCTACGGCGGCGCCGTCGCTGCCATCGCCACGAAGCTCGGCACCCCGCTGATGCCGTGGCAGCGCCAGGTCGTCGACACGGCGCTGGAGATCGACCCGACCACCGGGCTCCTGGCCTACCGGACGGTCGTGGTGACCGTGCCCCGGCAGGCCGGCAAGACGACGCTGCTGCTGTCGGTGATGACTTGGCGGGCGCTGCAGTGGCCGAACCAGCGGATCGTCTACACGGCACAGACCGCCCAGGACGCCCGGCACAAGTGGCGCGACGAGCACGTCCCGATGCTCGAGCAGTCCGAGTTCGACCCGATGTTCGAGGTCCGGCACTCCAACGGCAGCGAGGCTGTGCGCTGGGGCAACGGGTCGTTGCAGACGATCGTGGCGACGACCGAGAAGGCGGGCCACGGCCAGTCGCTTGACCTTGCCGTCGTCGACGAGGCGTTCGCCCACGACAACCGGCTCGAGCAGTCGCTGAAGCCCGCCATGATCACCCGTGAGCAGCCGCAGCTGTGGATCATCTCCACGGCCGGCACGGCGTCGTCGACGTGGTTGCGCTCCAAAGTCGACCGTGGCCGTGAGTCCTGCTCGACGGGCGAGGCCAACGGCCTGGCTTACTTCGAGTGGTCCGCCGGCGACGACGACGACCCGACGGCTGACGAGACCTGGCTCGGGTGCCACCCGGCGGTCGGCCACACGATCAGCCTTGACGCCCTGCGCGCCGACTTCGCCAGCATGGAGCTGGCCGAGGCCGAGCGCGCCTACCTGAACCGCTGGACCTCGGCGGCCGTGGCGTCACCGATCCCGGTGTCGACTTGGAACCGGCGCGAGGACTCCGCCATGGAGCTCGGCGACGACCTCGTGTTTGCCGTCGACTTCACCCCCGACCGGTCGTCGGCCAGTGTGGTCGCCGCCGGTGCAGTGGGCGAACGGCACGGCGTTGAGCTCATTGACCATCGCAAGGGCACCGAATGGGTCGTCGCCCGTTGCATTGAGCTGCACGACCGCTGGAAGCCCCGTGCTCTCGTCGTTGACGGTGCCGGTCCTGCGGCGTCGGTCATCCCCGACCTCGAGGCCGCCGGACTGAACGTCGTGGTCTCGGGCAGCCGTGACATGGCGTCGGCCTGCGGCCGCATCTTTGACGCCGTCATCAACGACAAGCTGCGCCACCGGGGCCAGCCGCCGATGACTGCGGCGGTGACCGGTGCGGCCAAACGCAAGCTCGGCGACGCCTGGGCCTGGTCCCGCTCGTCGTCGGCCGTCGACATCTCGCCCCTGGTGGCGGCCACTCTTGCCCTATGGGGCGCCACCTCGATCCCCGCCAAGCCGGCGGCCGATCCCGTCCTCGCCGTCTGGTAGGTCCATGCGCCCGAAGCTCATCACCATCCTTGAGCTTGCCGGTGCCGCCCTAGTGGCGGCTGCCGCATGGGTCACCGACCTGCGCCTCGGCCTAGTCGTGACCGGGCTGCTGCTCGTCGGCGTCGGCATCCTCCTGGAGCGTCGCTGACATGGGCCTGTTCTTCCCGAAGACCGAGCAGCGGTCGGGCCCGTCGGCCGGCGAGCTGGTGCAGGCGGCGCAGATGATGCGCCTGTCGCCCCAGTACGTCACCGTGACCGAGCAGGTCGCGCTGACGCACTCGGCGGTCTGGGCGTGCTCCAGCCTGTACGCCCGGCTGATCTCGACGCTGCCGTTCCACGCCTACCGGCAGGCCGGCGGCATCGACACCCGCATCACCGACCCGCAGATCCTGCGCCAGCCCAACGGCACGCAGCCGCTGACGTCGTGGCTGTCGCAGGCCGTGTACTCGCTCGTGCTGCGGGGCAACGTGTTCGGCCTTATCGTCAGCCGCAACAACCTGGCGCTGCCGACCGCAGTGCAGATCCTGCACCCCGACCTGGTCGCCGCCACCTACGACTGGCGTACTGACGCCGTGACCTACAAGGTCGGCGGCGTCGACGTCGACCCGTCGATGATCTGGCACCGGGCCATCAACACGATGCCTGGCTCGCCGTTCGGGATGAGCGCGCTGACCGCCGCCCGCCAGTCGGTCGGCATGGGCGTCTCGGCCCAGCAGTTCGGTTCGCAGTGGTTCACCTCGGGCGGCATTCCAACCGGCACGCTGGAGACCGACGCCGAGCTCACGGCCGAGCAAGCTGCTGCGATCAAGGACCGCTGGCAGCACGCCGTGACCGCCGAGCGTGGCGTGGCGGTGCTCGGCCAAGGCTTTTCGTACAAGGCGATCTCCATCGCGCCGCAGGACGCCGAGTGGCTCAACGCCCAGAAGGTCTCGGTGCAGGACGTGTGCCGGTTCATGGGCGTGCCGCCCGAGATGGTCGGCAGCGAGTCCGGCGCCTCAATGACGTACAGCAACGTCGAGTCCCGTGCCGTGGACCTGCTGCGCTACTCGATCGACCCGGTGCTCTCCATCCTCGAGTCCGGAATGACTGACCTGCTGCCCCGGCCGCAGTACGTCCAGGCAACCCGTGACGCCCTGCTGCGCATGACCACGACCGAGCGGTACGCCGCCCACGCCTCGGCCATCGCCGCTGGCTGGAAGACGGTCGACGAGGTTAGGACGACAGAAGACCTCCCGCCGCTGCCCGAGCAGCCGGCCCCTGCCCAGGAGCAGATCTGATGACCGACGAGACGCGCGAGATGCCGGAGTCCATCTACCCGGTGACGGCGCGCCAGAAGGCCCTCTACAACGCCTACGAAAAGGTCGCCGAGACGTTCGGCAAGTTTGACCAGGGCATCGGTCCGGACGGCGCGCACTACGTCGCCGAGTCCCCGTTCGACGGCATGGTCTGCTCGTCGTGCGTGTCCTACGAGGGCGCACGGGCCTGTGAGCTCGTCGACGGCGACATTGCGCCCGAAGGCGTCTGCAAGCTGTGGATCATCCCCGAGGCGCTGCTGGCGGGGGCCGAGTCGGAGGGCACCGACACCACCGAACCCGTGAGGCCCGACATGACCGTCAACGACGAGTACCGCCGCACCGCCGACGGCATTGACGTCCCCGAGCTTGAGCACCGGCGCCTTGCCGACGTCGAGCTGCGCATGGAATACGACATTCCCGTGCTCGAGGGGTACGCCCTCGTCTACGAGTACAAGTACGACATCAACGGCGGCCCCGAAGAAGGTGGCTTTACCGAGGTCATCGCCCGTGGCGCCGCAGCCAAGTCCGCCGGCGAAGCAGACGTGCGTCTGCTTGTGAACCACGACGGCGTGCCGCTGGCCCGCAGCCGGGGCGGCGAGGGCACCTTGCAGCTCAAGTCCGACGACGTCGGCCTGAAGGTGCGCGCTGAGCTTGACCCGTCCAACCCGACGGTGCAGGAGCTGCGCTCAGCCATGAACCGTGGCGACCTAGACCAGATGTCGTTTGCTTTCAAGGTCCCGAGGGGCGAAGGACGCCAGGAATGGTCCAGCGACTATGCGCTGCGCACCATCCGTGAGGTCCAGCTCTTCGACGTCTCCGTCGTCACCTACCCGGCCAACCCGGTCACGGTGGCGAAGTTGCGCAGCGACGAGGCCCCGGTGGAGGAGGCGACCCTTGAGGTCGTCCCGACCCGCAGCCTCGACGTCGCACGCGCCCAGGCCGAGCGCCTGCTCAAGGCCTGAGCAAACACCGCGCCGCACGTCACGCCGCCGACCACGCCGGGCCTTGTGGCCCACCTGGTCGACACCTGACAGCACCCGGTGGTCCCTAACCATCGACTCCCAAGGAGCACCCCATGATTGAGCAGATCCGCTCACTTCTCGTCGACGCGCTGAACGAGCGCGAAGGCGCCGAGGCGAAGGTCACCGCAATTCTCGACGCAGTCGAGGCCGAGGACCGCACCGACCTCACCCCCGAAGAGACCATCGAGTTCGACGCTGCGCGCGCCGAGCTCCGCACCATCGACGAGCGAATTGACGCTCTCAAGGCCCAGGAGGCTGACATGTCCGAGCTCAACGAGCGCAACGAGGCCGCAGCGGACACCCGCGCCGAGCTGGCGAAGGCGACCCCCGTCGTCCACGTCGGCCAGGAGGCCCGCACCTACCGCCAGGACGGCGAGCACAACTTCTTCGCCGACGCCATCGCTGCCAAGCGTGACGCCAGCGCTGCCGCCCGCATCGAGCGGAACCGGATCGAGGCCCAGATCGACTACCGCTCTACGACCGGTGTTTTCGGCGGCCTTGTGGTCCCGCAGTACCTGACCGAGCTGTTCGCCCCGAACCTCGAGTCGGGCCGGCCGTTCCTGACGTCGGTCACCAACCTGCCGCTGCCCGAGGCTGGCATGAACCTCACGATCCCCCGTGGCTCGACCAGCACCTCGGTCGCAGCGCAGAGCACGGAGAACACCGCCGTGTCGAACACCACGTTCGCCGAGTCGGACCTGGTCGTCCCCGTCCGTACCTTCGCCGGCCAGCAGGTCGTGTCCCGCCAGGCCGTCGAGCGTGGCACCGGCATCGCCCAGATCCTGCTCGCCGACCTGTTCAGCGAGTACGCCACCAAGACCAACATCTCGGCGATCTCGGGTGACGGCACCGCCGGAAGCCACTTCGGCATCCTGAACACCACGTCGGTGCAGACCGCTGCCTGGACCGGCACGACGGGCGCCTCGCTCGTCTCGGCGATCCACAACGGCATCGGCAAGGTTAACGGCGCCCGCTACGCGGCTGCCGACCTCATCGTCATGCACCCCCGCCGCTGGGCGTTCCTGTGCGCCTCGAGCGACTCCAACCTGCGTCCGCTGGTTGAGGTCGTCGGTGGCACCGGCCAGAACGTCGTCGGTGCGGGCACCGCTGGTGGCTACGCCGCAGTCGGCTCCATCGCCGGCATCCCCGTCGTCATCGACGCCGGTATCCCCATCAACCTCGGCGCGTCGACCGACGAGGACCGCATCATCATCACCCGTCGCCAGGACGTGCTCCACATGGAGGACGCCGGTGCGCCGGTCGGCCTTGAGCTCGAGGAGGTCCTTGCGGACCAGCTCTCGGTGCGCATGGTGGCCTACGGCTTCAGCGCCTTCACCGCCGGGCGCTACCCGGTGGCCACCTGTGTCCTCCAGGGCACGGGCTTCAAGAACATCCTCAGCTGATCCGCTGACCGAACCGAGAGGGGCCGGTGCTTGACAGCGGCGCCGGTCCCTCTCGCTGTCACCCCGCTGTCACTGCTGTCACTACGGAGGGCAACCCGTGAACAACGAGCTGGTGGGCAAGGTCGTCGTGGCCTTCCCAAGCACCGGCCACGACATCAGCAGCCGATGGCTGCGGTCGCTGGTCGAGATGGACGTGTACGACCGGGAGCGTGGCGTCCGGCTCTGGGAGGAGATGGGCTGCCCCGAGCATCCCAACCCCCTCGAGCTGCGCCTCTTCCACAACTACCTCTGCGTCGAGGCCACCGCCAACCTGGCCAAGGCGCGCAACCGCCTGGTCGACGAGTTCCTTACCAACGACGCCTACTCAAGCGCCGACTGGCTCTGGTTCCTCGACTCCGACATGGTCTGGGAACCCGAGCTGATGCACCGCATGGTTGCGCGTTGCGCCCAGATGGACCTGCGGGTCCTCGGCGGCCTGTGCGTCATCGTGACGCAGAACGGGCCACTGACCACACTCTTCGCCCACGACGACGACACCGTCACCCAGGTGCTGCTTGACTGGCCGGAGGGCAGCGTGTGTGAGGTCGCAGCGACCGGCACCGGTTGCCTGATGGTGCACCGCTCGGTCCTTGAGGAGATGCGCGAGAAGTCAGGCAGCGCCAAGAACGCCTGGTTCGGTTTCGACGTCGTCAACTCGATCACTGGCAAGGAGTGGGCGCTCGGCGAGGACATCTCGTTCTGTCTGCGGGTCCAGCAGCTCACCGACCACAAGGTCTACGTCGACACAACAGCGCATGTCGGCCACCACAAAGGCCCCAAGGTCTGGTGGCCGTCGGAGACGAAGACCAACCCGGTCGACGTCGACAAGCTGCACACGAGCACGGTCGATGAGAACGTTCGGGCCTGACGCGGCGCGCTACTGGCTCGCCGCCGACGGCAAGCCGGTCGCCAAGCCGTTCCACCTCCGTTGGCTCCTGCCGGCACTCTGCGGTCAGGACCTCAAACTCTGGTGGGCTGTGTGGGGCCTGTCGTGGCCGCTGCTGGCCTCCGGCACCGTGTTCTGGGCCAGAGGCACCGGCGCATCGTGGGCGGTCTCTGCGGCCGCTGCAGCGCTGCTCGTCGCCCTGCCTGGCATCTGGGGCCCGCACTCGGTGCGCCCCGTCGGAGTTGACCTGCCCGCCATGGCCGTCGGCATCTGGGCCGCCGCCTGTTTCACCAACGGGCAGCCGGTCATCGGCGTCGTCCTGGTGCTGTGGGCGGCGTGCATCAAGGAGACCATGCCGGTCTGGGTGGCGCTGTGGGCGTGGACGCCCCTCGCCCTCGTCGGCCTGGTCGCCCCGGCCGTCGCCGCCGTCGTCCGCAAGCACGAGGTCGACCCGGTTACCGCACAGCCGCTGCTGCAGCGCGTGCACGACCACCCGGTGCGCAGCTCGCTCGAGCACCACCGGGGCCAGTGGCGCAGCGCCTGGTTCATGGTGGCGCCCTGGGGCGCTGGCCTAGCCGCACTGTTGGCACCGTCGCCGCAGCTGTTCGCCACCGTCGGCCTGGCATACGCCCAGCTCGTCGTGGCGACCGACACCGTCCGGCTCTACCAGATGGCCGCCGGGCCCGTCGTCTGCCTCGCAGCCGCCGGCGTCATCCCGACGCACTGGCTGCTACTTGCCGTCGTCGTACACGCAGTGTGGTGGCGAGAGCCGGTCGTCGGATGACCGCCACCATCTGTGTCGTCATCCCCACCGTCGGCCGCCCAACCCTTGGTCGCGCCGTCGCCTCCGCCAACGCCTTTGCCGACCAGGTCATCGTCGTCGCCGACCGTGCCCCCGAGGTCGAAGCCGACCTGCACGTCGAGCTCGGCTGCCCCGGCCTTGTCCGCAACGCTGCCGCCCCGCACGTCCGCACCGACTTCGTGGCGTTCTGCGACGACGACGACGTGCTGGTCCCCGAGGTCTACCGCCGGGGCGTCGAGATGCACCCGGCCGTCGACATGCTGATCCACACGATGGCCCACCCGGTCCTCGGCCCGGTGCCCCGACCTGGGTGGCCGCTCGACCACGGCAACGTCGGCATCAGCTTCATGGTCCGCACCGACCTGTGGCGGGCCAACCCGTTCATCGCCGGTCCGCCAGCCACGTTCCGGGGCGAGGACTTCGAGCTCGTGCGCCGCTTCATTGACCAAGGCCGGATTATCGCCATGTCGACCGAGGTCGGCTACATCGTCCGCCCGCAGGAGGGCCAGTCGTGACCATCACCAACGGCTACCTCACCACCGCCGAGGCCCGCAACTACGCCGGTCTGTCCGACCTCGCCGACACAGAGCTCCTTGACGACGTCGTGACCGCCGTGTCGCGTGCCATCGACAACGCCTGCCAGCGGACCTTCTACCAAGACGTCGCGCAGGCCCGCACGTTCGCAACGGACTACGGCACCAAGCTCGTGCTCGGCGCCTTCAACGACCTAGTCAGCGTCACCACGCTCAAGTTCGACGAGGACGGCGACAGCGTCTTTGAGAAGACCATCGCAGCCGCCAACTTCGGCCTGCTGCCCCCTGACGGCGGCGGGTTCCCCGAGACGGGCCCGTACACGCTCGTCGAGCTGTACAACTCGACGCTGTTCCCCGTGCCTGGCGGCACCGCTGGCAGCGGCCGCACGCACCTCACACAGATCACCGGCACCTGGGGCTGGCCCGCCGTCCCGGCGCAGGTCAAGCAGGCGTGCCGCCTGCAGGTCGCTCGAGTAATAAAGCGCCAAGAAAGTCCGCTCGGGGTAGCGGGCTTCGGCGAGTTCGGCGTCGTGCGCGTGTCGCGCCTCGACCCCGACATCGACGCCATGCTGCAGCCCTACAAGCTGCTGTCGCCAGGTCTTGCCTGATGGCGGCCACCAACGCCGAGGTCCTTGACGGCATTGAGACGGCCCTGTCGGCCGGGTGTCCCGGCGTCAAGGTCTACCGGGTGCCACCGCAGGAGGTCGTCGCACCGGCGGTCCTGCTCACCGGCTTCACCTTTGAGCCGCACCTCATCTTCGGACCCGGCGCACGACGTTTCAACATTGAGCTCACCGTCGTGGTGTCGTCAAGGTCGGTCAACGGGTTCAACGACCTGCTCGACCTCATGGACCCGTCCAACAGCCGCAGCGTCCAGGCAGCCATTGAGAACGACCCCACTCTCGACGGCCTAGTCTCCGACCTGCGTATGTCGACCACGGGCGACCTTCGTGAGCTCACCGTCGGCGAGACCGGCTACTGGGCCATGACCGGCCAGTTCGAGGTCATCGGCTGATGGGCACCTCCAAGTCGGGCGCCGAGCTCGCCAACAAGCTGCAGAAGGCGGCACGGGCGTCGGGCAAGGCAAACCGCGACGCCGTCTCCGCCGCTGCGCTGGCCTACAAGGAGGCCACGCTCGCCTCTGCTGCGTCCGACACCGGCGGCGACCTGCGCATGAGCCACTGGGGCTGGAGCCCCGTGAAGGGCAACTACCGGGCCCCGAGGCTCGGTGCCTACTACGACGTCAAGGGCTACGAGAACGCCACGGCGCTCCTCAAGCCCAAGCCGATCGGACTGTGGGTGTACCTTGAGGGCGGCGCCCGTCCGCACGCCATCAAGAACCGGACGCGTGGCCGCAACC